ATTAAAGAACAGGGTGATATTCACCATCATCATTATTCTAAAGGTGAAAATCCTGATGACAAAAAGAAAAAAGATAAGGAAGCCAAAGAAGCCGAAAAGAATGGAAATGGAAATGGACATGTGAATGGAAACGGAAACGGAAACGGTAATGGTGGATCAGCCGCCGCACCTCCTCCAGCAGAGGCGGCCCCACCTCCTCCAGAAGATCCAGGTAATACTATGGCTAAATTTTCTAAAGAAGAGATAAAGAGGATCAAATCTATTCTTAAAAAAGATAAAGAGGGTAAAGAACCTGAACTGAAATTGGATAAGAAGAAGGAAAAGGTTAATACTAAACCAAAAATGAAAGATGTTAAGGTTCAAGAGCAAATTAATAAACTGCATCAAGAGGCACTTGTAGAAAATGCTAGAATCGATTTGAAAAATTTTGCTCAAGAATTAAGTGCATATTCTGCAAAAAGTGGTGGTATTGATAAGAATTATTTTGATAATGTTGCTAGTATTGCCGCTATGGGAAAAATGCCAGGAAGAACGGATATTGATAATGATACAGATCCAAGAGATAAGGTTTTAGAATTAATGACAAAACATATTCCTTTAAATATATTGAAAAATATGTATAAAGGAATTTCTCCTGCGTTTGATCATGTAAGAGAAAATGTAGCATACCTGAAGAATAAAGAAGGGCATGTTTTTCATATTTCAAAAAGAGACAAAAAAGGTGATGCTTATTCAATGCATGTAGCCGATCCAAGTGGAAAGAAAGTTAAAGATTGGGGGTCTCATCCTTCTCTAAGTGGTGCAAAGAAATTTGCAGGTTCACGAGGATTTACAGAGGAAGTTGATTTTGAGGAAGCCTATACAATGCATAAAGGAATGAAAGTAAAAAATGTTCCACGGTCAGCAGGTAAAGATGCAATAGAAGATAATAAAAAAAGAAGAGAGGCACAGAGAAAAAGAGCAGGATTAGATGAAGCAAGAAAATCAGATTATGAACTATATCACAAAGATTTTTCATCTGCTATGCAACATGCTTACGATGTTGCGAAGAAACGAGGGTATACCGTTGATCCAAAAGAGATTGACGATAAAGTTGCAACAGGTCCTAGAAAACCTTCAAACGGTAAATCAAATCGTTATATTCTGGGTACGGACAAAAAGCAACATTTACATGTACAAGTTGCAAACCTAGATAACAAACGATACGAACTCAATATGTATATTGAGGATGTTAACCCAGAGGAGAATACGAAAATGGAAAATGATATAAAAGAATTGAAAGAAGATGGATTGAAAACTATGAGTGATGGGGCTTTTACAAGTCATGACCCATTAAGGGACGCCTATTCTAAAATGATTGCACAATATAATGAAGTGAATCCTTATTCAGGAGAAGAAATTAAAAAGGATGAAGAACAGTTGAATGAAAAGGAAGTTGAGGAATCTGTTAAAGAAAAATCTGAGATTGATGAATCTGATAAGCAATACAGGAGATATGAAGGTCAAAACCAGCATGGTAAAGCCGCAGTTTATGCCTGGAAGAAATATCATGACAGAAAAAATCCAAAAGAAGTTTCTCATGGAAAAGAATTGAAAGCCATTAATAAACGACATGATGAACGTGGGCATTTGTCTCATAGTGATGGTCAATCTAGATATAAGATTTCTAAGACTTATACTGATAGAATGTCCGCAAAACATGCTCAAAAAGAAGAAGTAGTGATTTCTAAAAATATTAGCAAATTAGATAAAATTCGAGAGAATAGGATCAAAGAATCTAAGTTGATAGAACTTATGGAAGATGCTATGGCTCAAATTAAAAGAGCAGGATTTGATGATATACAAAAAAGAGGTAATCTTATTTCTTTTACACATGAAGGTAAAACTTTTAAGTGGGATGGAACTGGAGGGCAAGTTGTTTCTCCTAAGAAACTTACGTTAACAAAAGATATGTTAGTAGGAGAAGGTGACAAAGTAGAACAAAAGGGTATAGCAAGAAAATATGATGTTGAGATAAAGACTAATAAAGGTAATTATCGATATGATATGAGAAGTCTTGATTCTCTTTTGGCTCTCATGAAAGAGGAGAAGGTAATTGCTGATGGTCAAGGAGGTGCTGGAGAAGAAGGCACTGATAAGGCTACAAAAAAATATAAAGAAGATACTCCAGGTCAAGTTGTAGAAGGAAACATTATAATGGATAGTGGAGATGATTTTAGAAAATTTGAACACATGGTAGAATATTTGATGGGAGTTTCAGTAAAATATCCAGAAAATTTTCAGATGTTTCAAATTGAGGATACTCCAAATTATAGAATAGAGCATGAGCATGGTCCTATTGCAACAATTACTGAAACGGATGTGAGAAATTTTATGGGTCCAAATATAGATATGGAAATGTTTATTGATATGGCTAAAGGTTGGGGATTAAATATTACAACTCCTGATCAAACTCATGTTGTTGGAGATCGTTCTCCTGGTGAGCAAATAGTAACTAAAGATGGAAGTGCATATAATGAATCTCGACAAACTCCTCAAGAATATGCTGATGAATATTCAAAACGATATACCATAGGAGGTCAAATGGATCAATTGAATACAAATCTTGAAGTTGGTTCATATATAGAAGAACTTGCAAAGAGAATGAAATAATGATTTCAGAAGAAGTTCAACTTCCTCAAATATATTGTGATATGGATATGGTATTGGTTGACTTTTTAGGAGGTGCGGCCGATGCCTTAGGTGTTGATTTTAGGGAAGCAAATAGAGAAACACGGTGGAAAATTTTAAATAGTCAACCTGATTTTTTCTTTAATCTTCCACCTATGCCAGATTATAAAGTTATATGGAATTTTATTAGGAAATTTGATCCATTTATATTAACGGCCGCACCTAAATCTAGTTTTGATAAAGCATCTGTAGATAAGAAAAAATGGTGTGAAAAATATTTAAAGTTAGATAGTTCAAGAGTTTATACGGTCCATAGGCAAGATAAACAACATTTTGCTAAAGATGGAAGGGATGGTCGACCTAATGTATTGATTGATGATCATCCTAAAAATGTTGGTGAATGGAGAGATAATGGTGGAATAGGTGTTTTACATACACCTTTTAATGCTAAAAATTCTGTTAAACAATTAATAAATATAGGATTTGGGAGAAGATAAAATGGCAGAAGCAAAAAAAGAAGCAAAGGCTGAGGTAAAGAAGGAAGCACCTAAAGAAGCACCACCTGCTCCAAAAGCCGAAACAGCATCTTCAGGAGATGTACCAGTTGGAGACTATGCCTCTAAACATGCAAAACCTGGAATAATTACTCGTTACAAAAACAAATGGTCTTAATAGGAGAATAAAATGCCTTTATGGGGAAATAACGATGGAACTGATCTTGTCAAAACATTTTCAGGAACTTCAGGAGAATCAACAATCACAACGTCAGCAGATGTTTCTGGTGATTGTAAAGTAGGTGAAGTTCTTGTTCTTGATTCCGATGGTACAGAAAAAGAACATCGAATTACAAAAATTAATGATGCTGGTACAACAGTTACGGTTACACCAGCATTGACTACAACATATTCAGGTGGTTCTGATGTCTATGTCAGACAGCCACCAAAATATGAACTTGGAACAAATGCAAATTTGTTATCGATTAAAGGTGCATCTACGGCTGAAACTGATCATGCTACACCAGGTACATTAACACATTCTGGTTGGGTTAAGAAGCATACAAAAGTCAGAAGTGGTGTAACTTCTTATTGGTATGAAACTTTAGTTGCACATTCAAGTATATCAGGTGATGCTGAGGCCACAGACGGGCTTGGTTAATTTTTAATTTAATATAATGGAGTTATTATGAGTGATAATATACCTTTGGATATAGAAGATGTGACATACACAAACCAAGAGTTTGTGGATAGGCTTTTATTGAAAAAATCTGAAATCGATAACATGTTCTCCGAACAATCTAAAGAGTTGGATGACATAAATCGTAAAAAGGAAGAACTAAATAAAAGAGAAGAAAATGTTCAATATGAATTAAGTGGTTTACATGGTGCTAGAGTGGTTCTAGACCAACTTATAAACGAAAATAGTGTAAAGACCGAACAAGAACCCGAAGAAGTATAGGACATCAATTCTATACTTCTTTTACAATATGAACAGTCTTGGTTGAGTCCCAACACTCTTAGGAGTAACAATGGCTGATAAGAAAATGACCGCTTTGACGGATCTTTCGACTGGTGTAGCATCTGCGGATATTCTACACGTAGTCGATGATCCTACAGGTAGTCCGGTAAATAAGAAGGTTTCCGTATTTAATTTGATGGGAAACTTAAATCATACATCAAATACAGGTGATGCTACAGGAAGAACTTTTACTGCATCAACATTGACTGTAGGAAATGATGCAACAACTGGTGAAACAATAGCATTAAGTTCTACTGTTAATCATGCAAAAACAGGAGGTGATAGGACTGTTCTTAACATGTACGGTGCTAAATTTACTGCAAATGTAAATGGTGGTGATGCAAACGTAACTGGTGTAGTTGCGGGTGCAGTTATAAAAGTAGACATTACTAATGGTGCTACAGAAACAAATTTAGATACGTCTAGATTTGGTGGAGATGCTAGAGCATATGGAATAAAAATTACTATGGATGATACTGCTGGTGATCGTGCAGTGAATCCGGATGCATTTTTATGTCTTGATGACACTGGTGGTGCTGATGCTCATGCACAAAAACCATCTGCGTATCCTGTTCGATATCTTTTTGAATTAGGTTCGGCCACTGCTGGTTATGTATCACAAGCCGTAGTAGCAAATACTGCAGTTAATGCTAATCATGCCAGTAATAATAACCTGCTTGTAACAACTGCATGTGCAGATAGTACCAGTGATACAGAAATTAAGGTTAAGATAAACGGTGTTGACTATTGGTTACTAGCAACCGCAACCGCACCAGCATAATAATCTTTAACTAAAGTAGGACTATGGCAGATAAACGTATCTCAGGTCTTACTGCAATGACCACTGCCAGTAAGGATGATATCCTTCTGGTAGTGGATGATCCTGCAGGAACACCTACCAATAAAAAAATTACGATTGAAAAATTCTTTTCAAACGTTGAATCCACAATTACATTTGCAAATATTACGGCCGCATCTAATTCTACTACTGCTGGAGTGATTCTCAATGGTGGTTTAGGAGTAAATAAAAATTTGATTGTGGATGGTAATGTTTCGGTGAATGGTGTATTTACCATGGCAGGAAATGGAGCAATTGCAAACCTAAGTGCAAATGTTACTCCTGGAGCAACAGTAACTTATGATTTAGGTAATACTACTGCATCTTGGAGAGATGTGTATGTGCAAGAGGTGAAAGGTCATACTGGTGCAATATCAGTAACCGCAAATGCTACACTTTCAGCAAATCTTACAACATCTGGTGCAAATGTTTATATAAATGGGACTGATTTAACAGTAGATGCTAACACTACAATTAAAGCAAACCTTACAATACATTCCGATTCTACTAATACTGTTATAAATTCAGGTAATACACACATTACTAGTAACACAATACTTGCAGGGAAAGATACAACCATTTCTTCAAATTTAGTATCTTCTGCAACCCTCACGCATACAGGCGCCTTGGGTCTATTTAATGGAGCGAATTTAACATCCAATGCAAATGCTACATTTTTTGGTAATGTTGCATTGGGGGTTACTTCTGGAGATGGAAATCCAAAAGGGGCTGATACAGCATTGCTTAAAATAGATGCTGGTAATACATTTTCAACATCGAATACTACTTTACAAGGTACAAATACTGTAATATCTTCTAATGTAACAATTACAGGAGCAAATTCATATATTACTTCTAATTCTACACTTACAGGAACAAATACAGTAATTTCATCGAATGTGACAATTTCATCTGCAAATGTTTACATAAATCCTAGCGGAACTGCAAATGTATATCTTAAAGGTATGCTAACAACTACAGGAAATACATCTCTTGGAGACGATTTATCTGTTGCAGGAAATGTTAATGTAACGGATACCACACAAACTACAACAAATACTACAGGATCAATAGTTACTGCAGGCGGTGTAGGAATTGCAAAAAATTTATGGGTTGGGCAGAATGTCAATGTTCATGGAAATCTTCATGCGAATGGTAACATAACAGCCGATGGTGGGACTATTACGTTAGGGAGTGATGATACAGATACCGTTTCTTTCGGTGCAGATGTGGGTTCTCATATAATTCCTAATACAGATTCTACTTATGATTTAGGTACAACTGCAAAACGATTTAGACACATCTATGTTGATGATACTACTCTTACGGGAAATGTTACGCTTGCAGGAGATCTAGCCGCCACAAGAAATGTGTCAGCCACTTTTGGTAATTTTACAGATAATGTAAAAATATCTACAGATAAATCATTACAATTTAGGGATGATACAGAATACATTAAATCTAATGCTGATGGAGAAATAACTCTTGCTTCTGCTACAAAAGTAACAATCACATCAACATCGTTAAACACATCGGCAAATACTACATTAGCAGGGCAGACTGCAAACGTAACTGCAAATCTTTTTATATCAGGTGCAAATACTATTGTTGGTTCTGCAAACACCACATTGAGTGGAACAAAAACTTCTGTTACAGGCACAGATTTAGTGGTTACTGCAAATACTGCTTTACCAGGATTTACTTCTAATACAATTCTTATTGCAACATCTGCAAATACAAATCTTGGAGGTTCTGTTAACATTTCAGGTAATGTTGAAATGTCAGGAACTGCAAATATAGCCGCTAATACATTTATTGGAGGTCATGCAAATGTGCGTGGGACCGCTGAAGTTGCTGGTAATGTTGTAGTTGGATCAACTTCAGCAGGATCAAAAATTACATTACATGCTAATAATGACTTAATTATTAATTCGAATAATGCAAATGAGTTTATAAAATTTGATACTAAAAAACAACAACTTATTTCAAATTTACAAATTTCTTCTACTCAACGAGTTAAAACATCTGAAGGTATTCAAGTAAAGGACGATTCTTCTCTCATCTTTGGTGGTCAGATGACTATCAATGATACATCATCTACTACTGGTATGCTGTTAATGGAAGATGGTACTGCACATGATAGTGGAACCGATGATGGGGCATTTTTATTAGAAGATGCCGGTTCAGATAGAATTGCGAGTAATTCCACTGGATTAATTTTTGGTGGAGATATGATACTTGATGGTACAGAAATATCTTCAGCAAATGGTGTAGTTAATCTTGGAACTTATGGTGGGCTTGCTAATGGTGTTATTAGAATAAGTGATGCATATAATCTTCCAAATACTGCAGGTTCTAATGGGCAATTTTTAAGATTGTTGGACGGTAATTTATCATTTTCATCAGGTACTGGTGTAAATATGACTGATTTGAGTGATGATACTTCTCCTCAACTTGGTGGTGCTTTAGATCTTAATGGAACAACTATTGGTCCAGATGCTTCTAGGGCTAATACAAATATTGTTGCCCGTAGTTCAGATGGTCTTGTAGTTATAGGTACAGGATCTACTTCATATTTTGCACATAATATGGCGACAGGAAGAACTGGTATTAATACTCCTACTCCTGATACTCAATTTGAGGTTTTTGGAAATGCAAACGTTTCTTTGAATCTTCATTCTCATTCTGTATATGTTGATGGGCATAATGGTGTTGATAAAGGACTGCTTTTAAATGGAACTCTTGTATTGTCGACCGCCGCTGAATTGAACACATTAGATGGATTTACAGGAGATGTTGCCGATCTTAATAAACTTTCTGGGACATCAGACACATTATCTTATGGGGATTTGGATGCAGTTGAAAATTTTGAAGAGACTGTATCTGCAACAACATCCGCAGTTACTATTGCGGCAAGTAAAGATTTAAATATTGCTGGACATGACCTTGCAACATATGGATTAAAATTAGCAGGGACTCTTGTTACATCATCTGCCGCCGAATTGAATGTGTTAGACGGTGTTTTGGCCGATGTTACGGAATTGAATAGATTACAGATTGTTAATCTTGGGCAAACTCAGATAGAAAGATTTTTACACACTGATTCGGAAAATAGAATAGATTTTACTGCTCTTGATGGGTCTAAACCTGGTCAGATTACGGTTGCTAATACAATAATAACAGGTACAACAACATCATCATCAAATACTACAGGAGCATTAAAAGTTACAGGTGGTGCAGGTATTGCTAAGAGTGTTAATATAGGGCAAAAATTAACTGCATGGGGTAATACTACATTTAATGCTAATGTCACAATGGCCGCTACGGTTGCAGGTAATCAAATTTTTTATGACAAAACTGCTGATTCTTTGAGTCTGAAAATTAGGGCAGTTAGTATAGGAACAACTAGCACAAGTACGAGTGATTTGGGGTCAACTGCGAATAATGTTTTGGCTATAGGAAATGGTGTGGCTCCTACTTCATTACCAGATGCACAAGCATATCTTTATGCTAAAGATGTTGGTGGAGAGACTCATATTCATACTATGGATGAAGGTGGAAACGAAACGAAACTCGGACCTCACAATAGAGATGGGGAATGGGAATTTTTCACAAGAAATGTGAAAACTGGAAAAATAGTACGAATAAATATGGAACGAATGATACGTAAATTAGAGGAATTTACAGGAGAAACTTTTATTGAACATGAATAATATAATGGAGAATTATGGATATAAAAAGTGTAAAATCAGAAATTGAACGATTGACTAACGATAAAGCACAAACTGATGCAACGATAGTTAATTTAGAAAAAGAATTGAATAGATTGAAACAATCAAGTGATATGCTTTCAGGAGCACTTCAAACTTGTAATTATTTTTTAACAAAGTTTGAGGAAGATGCCCCCGTAGAAGAATCAGAAGATAATGTTTGATGATTTGACGGAAGATAATTTTATATTATATGCAATGAAATTTTATGAAAATGCTCAATGTTTAAGTGAATCAGATTTTAATAATGATTTGAAAATTATAAAGTATGTAAAAAGATTATTGAATAGGTACAGTAGAACAGGGGAGATTAAAGAACGGTTGATGCTTAATCATTTAATTATGCTTTCAAACGTTTTTCCTGTTGAAGTATTGACTAGAATTTTATTTTTAAAAGTTCCTGATCAATATTGGCCCTCTTTAAAATCTTTTTTATTATTTTTGAGATATATGCCAGAAAAGGTGGCATCAGTTAATGGACATGAAATACTTAGTAGTGATATTTCAGTCGATTTGTATGTTGCAAATAAATTAAGGAATATTTAATGGGAATAGCATCCGCCGCAGGTAACATATATTTTGTATATCAATTTTTGACAAAATTGGTAAAACCGTTTAAAGAAACTGATGCATATAAACTTGGGATTGTTGATGAGAATGGAAAAATCCTCAAGAAGAGAAGTCAGTTAAAGTCGAAAGAGGAAAAAGAAGCATATACTTTAACAGACACGATGATTTTCAATTTAAAGAAACTTTTAGGTAAAGTTCCAGGTGGGAAAACAAAATTTGCATCATTTGCGGCCGCATTGTTTCTATTAAAAGAAGATCTAGAGTATAGACATTATCATGATTTGAGTTTTTTGCAAGAAGAATTTTTTAAATTTATGAAAGAATCTGAATCTGAAATTTATTATATTAGAGAAGAAATTACGAATAGATCAGAATATTTAGAAGAAACTTATCTTAGAGAATTAGAAGCCGGGACCGGTCAAATTGCAGGAATAGGAGTAGTTAATCCAAATATTTCAGGACAAGATGAGCCTGCAGGTATTACTTGGGCCCAACGAAAAAAGAAAAAAAGAAAAAAATTTGCTGGAACAGAAGTATTTGAGGTTGATCCTAATGTGTTTATGAAAGCAAGATTTGGAAAAAAGAAATATGCTAGGTATGAACATTATGTGGGTAATGATGAAATAGGAGAAGAGATTCGACAATATGGTAGAGCAAATCCAGATAAATCTATAATACTACAAGATTCTTTAACAGGCGCCATGCTTTATTTGAAATACGGGAAAAATCATGCGAGGATTTAAATCATTTGTTAAAAATGCTAAAAAAAGAAATGATGCTCCAGATACTACTTTAGAATATTCTACAGGAGGTCTTCCTGCTACAGATGGAAAATGTCCTGAGGGATTTGCATTTAGTAATACAGTAGGAGGATGTGTTCCTGAAGGACCAGTTTTACATGATATGAGTATGCCAGAAGTAGGAAATTCATATCCTCCAAATACACCTAAGAACGTATAGGATTTAAATGGCTATTATAAGACAAAATTTGGAATTAATGTCTCCTCAAGAAGGCGATACAGAGGGAGCGAGACAAAATAAGATAACTTTCTTTGGGTTTAAAGATGGTGATGCAGATTTTAATGATGTAACTACTGGAGTTGGACCAACATCTCATACCGGAACTGGATTAAATGATGTGACTATTGGTGGTACTTATGTGGGTTCTACTACAAAAACATATAGAATTAAAATTATGACTGCAGGTACTCCAGATACATATCAATGGAGTGATGATGATGGTTCTACTTGGAGTGGGACTAATATTAATGTGACGGCGGCAGGACCTGTATCTGTATCTGAAGGATTAACAGTAAATTTCTTAGCAACCACGGGGCACACTGCAACCGAATATTGGTCTTCTACTGTTATAGTCCCTCTTACTACCTTAACTACTCCTTTAAAAATGGCCGAAATTGAAGTGAATCATGAAGGAACAGGCGCAGATAATAAAGCACGAATGATTATAAGGACAAATGAGGGCGGCACCGTTGGTTCAACTTCTATACATACGAACACGAGTGGTGCTTGTGTTGTTGGAGATATGGTTTCAGGAGGAACTTATACTGGAGGTCCGACTCCAGTAACTTATTATGTAAAGGTGACAGATCATTCATCGACTCCAAATAAATTTGCTTGGTCTACTGATAATTCTCATTATAGTGCAGATATTAATATGACAGGGTCTGCTCAAACACTTGAAAAAGGGGTATCTGCTAATTGGGATAGTACAACAATAGGACGAGCAACAGGTGATGTTTATAAATTTACAGTTGGAGCAGATACAGTAAAATTACATGCAAATGCAGATTTTCAATGTGCAGGGCATGTAGTATCAGAAAATGGATTTTTACCTAAAATATTTGATAGTTCTGGTACACAGTTAAATACTTATTCTTAATGGAGATATAAATGTCTGAAAGAGGTATTAAAGAAACAAAAGAGGTTTTGGCTTTTGTTTTTAGTTTATCTAATGCGATTAAAGTTAGTTTATCAGATGGTGATTTTGATTTTTGGGATGCCAAAAACTTTGTTGAACCTTTGAAAAAAATTGCTCCTGCAGTAGAGAATATCGATGAAGTTCTACCTGAACTTGACGATCTTGAATGGGATGAAATTATTGAACTCGCTAAATATTCTATGACTGAGTTGGAACTGGGCGGAAATATCGATGTAGATGCAGAAGTCGAAGCCGCCGCTGAAAAGGTACAAGATGCAATTGCCATGGGAAAAAGTTTACTTAAAATAGTTAATGGCATCGGTTAATGGATCACGAAAAATTGGTACAAATGATTTTAACACCTTTAATAGTTGCTGTCGTAGCCATGATAGGATGGAGTCTTGTTTCTGTAATAGAGTTGAAAGAAGAGGTAGCAACAGTTAAAGCAGATGTAAAATATATTTCAAAGCAAGTTGATGCGATGTCTGAAAAACTTGCTTTTATCAAAGAAACAGAGATTTATGCAAAACAGTGAACTTCAAAAATTAGCCTTATCATTTAAATCAAAAACTAAAACAAGAGATTTAAGTCCTCTTTACGAATACGCTAAGAAAAATAATATTAGTGAAGAGGAACTAAGTAGAGTTATTCGATATACTGGCCTGTGACTTGACTTTTGAGTTTTTCGTTATATAATATACTTTAAATACTTTCTATATTTTTATTATGAGCATATACATTGAACAAAAATACCTTAATATTTTATCTGGACAATTAGAACGTTTTACACGTAAAAGGGATGATCTATATAATTTTAGATGCCCTATTTGTGGCGATTCTCAAAAGAAAAAGCATAAAGCAAGAGGTTATGTATATCGTAAAGACAATTATTTGTTTTATAGGTGTCATAATTGTTCTGCGAGTATGAGTTTGGGAAATTTTATTAAGGAGATTAATCCGTCTCTACATCAACAATATATTATGGAGAATTATTCAGGCAATACATCTTCTTATGCTCCTGTGGAAAAACCTGAATTCAAATTTAAACCTCCAAAATTTTTAGATAATTCTTTACAAAAAATAGATTCTGTTTATCATTTGTCTGATGATCATTATTGTAAACAATATGTTGTAGATCGAGGAATACCTGATAAGCATTATAAGAATTTATATTTTACAGAAAATTTTAAAGAGTGGGTGGCCGATATTGAAAAATCGGAAGATGATATATATAAGCATCTTTATGAGGAGCCGAGATTAGTCATTCCGTTTTTTGATCGTTCAAGGAAGATGATTGCCGCCCAAGGTAGGGCATTAGGTCAATCGGACCTTCGATATATTACAATAAAAATAGATGACCATCATCCTAAGATATTTGGTTTAGACAGGATAGATAAAAGTAAACCAATTTTTGTAGTTGAAGGTCCGATCGATTCCCTCTTCATAGAGAATTGTATTGCAGTAGCAGGAGGGGATTTGGTTTCTGCTTTATCTCATTTGACCGATTGTGAATTGATATTTGTATATGATAATGAAAGAAGAAATCGTGAAACTGTTAAGAAAATGGAAGCAACAATTGAGAGACAACATAAGATTGTAATATGGCCTCAATATGTGCGTGAAAAAGATATAAATGATATGGTATTGGGAGGTATTAATGTCCCATATGTATTAGATAGTAATATTTATCATGGTTTAACTGCAAAAACAAAAATGTTGGAATTTAAAATATGAAAATACATAAGCATGGCTTTGTTGAATTATTAGAGGTAATGGGAAATGATGAGGAAGTTGAAAATGCCGCAAGAATAAGTTATGGAGAAGGCACACGGAAGACCAGCCAAACACGTAATTTAATTAGATATTTAATGAGACACAGACACACATCACCATTTGAGATGTGTGAAGTGAAGTTTCATTTGAAATTACCTATATTTGTGATGAGACAACTTGTTAGACATAGGACTGCTAACATAAATGAATACTCAGGTCGTTACTCTATTATGAGTGATGAATTTTACCTGCCTGCTGAAAAAGATGTACATGAACAATCAGAACAAAATAATCAAGGTCGAGGAAAATTATTAGACGATGATAATAAGATGTTTGTTCTTAGCCGTATGGTTAATGTTACTGATCAGGCAAAAGAGTGTTATAGACAGATAGTATCCCCTACCCCTTTTGATGGATTTTATGAAGGGTTTAAGGGTATTGCAAGAGAACTTGCAAGAACAGTTTTACCAGTTTCAAATTATACCGAATGTATTTGGAAAATTGATTTACACAACTTTTTTCATTTCTGTAAATTACGAATGGATTCTCACGCACAATTAGAGATTAGAGAGTATGCAATTGCTATGTATGAATTGGTAAAACCAAAATTTCCTATATGTTCGGAAGCATTTGAAGATTATATGTTGAATGCTAGAACATTTTCCGCAAGAGAGATGAGAGTCATAAAAGATAATTTAAATGGTAGTTGGGTTATGTCAAAATATGGCTTATCAGACCGAGAATCAAAAGAATTTTTAGAGAAGTTAAAAGGAGTTTAAAATGCCATTACCCACCGAGTACCAATCGTTTATACATTTATCAAGATATGCAAGATGGAATTATGATTTAAAAAGAAGAGAAACATGGGAGGAAACGGTTGATAGGTTTGTGGGATTCTTTAGAGAGCATTTAGAAAATAAGCACGAATTTAAGTTGGAGAACGGCTTAGAAGCCGATTTAAGGGAAGCAATTATAAATCTTGATGTAATGCCTTCAATGAGATGTTTAATGACCGCAGGTGAAGCCCTCAAGAAGGAGAATATAGCAGGGTATAATTGTTCGTATGCAAAGGTGGATTCTCCTAGATCTTTTGATGAAATTCTATATATCCTTATGAATGGAACTGGTGTGGGATTTTCAGTAGAAGAAGAATATGTTGAAAAAATGCCTATTGTGGCAGAGGATTTTCATGATACGGATACGACTATCGTAGTAGCAGATTCAAAATTAGGCTGGGCTAAAGCATATAAAGAATTACTTTCATTGGTCTGGCAAGGGCAGATTCCGAAGTGGGATCTTTCAAATGTAAGACCTGCAGGAGCACCTCTCAAAACATTTGGAGGTAGAGCATCAGGTCCTGAACCATTAGATGAATTGTTTAAATTTACTATAAATACTTTTCAGAATAGTGCAGGGCGTAAACTTAAACCGGTAGAAGCACATGATATTGTATGTAAAATTGCAGAAATTGTTGTTGTGGGCGGGGTTCGTAGGTCTGCTCTTATCAGCCTGTCAAACCTCCAAGATGAAACAATGCGACATGCCAAGTCGGGAAAATGGTGGGAACAAAATCCTCAACGAGCCCTCGCAAATAATTCGGTTAACTATAAAGAAAAGCCAGACATTGGTACTTTCATGCGAGAGTGGCTTTCCCTCTACGATTCAAAATCTGGGGAAAGGGGAATCTATAACAGTATGTCGGCCAGAAAGCAAGTTGAAAGATTAAATAATGAAGAAGAAACAAGACGAGAACCAAGAGAAGACTTCGGAACTAATCCCTGCAGTGAGATCATTCTTAGAAGCAGAGAATTCTGCAATCTTAGCGAAGTCGTTGTACGAGGACGGGACACTGCTGAATCTCTTCAAAAGAAAGTTAGAATGGCAACTATCCTTGGAACATTTCAATCCACTCTCACTGGATTCAAATACCTCTCAAGAGAATGGAAAAGAAACTGTGATGAAGAAAGACTCTTGGGAGTCTCTCTTACCGGAATAATGGATAATTCTCTTACAAACGGTAAGAAAAAGGGACTAGAAACTTTACTAGAGGATCTAAAAAATGAAGCAGTTAAAACAAATAAAGAATTTTCTGAAAAATTGGGAATTAATCAGTCAGCCTCCATCACTTGTGTTAAACCATCTGGAACTGTTAGTCAGTTGGTTGATAGTGCTTCTGGTATTCACGCCCGCCATAATCCATATTACATCAGGACGGTAAGAGCAGATAATAAAGATCCGCTTTGTAAATTTATGAAAGATGCAGGGTTTCCTAATGAAGCAGATGTAATGAAACCACAACATACAACCGTCTTTTCATTTCCTATGCAAAGCCCAAAGAATGCAGTATTCAGACAAGATATGAATGCTATAGAACAACTTGAACTTTGGAAAACATATCAAGAACATTGGTGTGAGCATAAACCATCTGTGACAATTTCTGTTAAAGAACATGAATGGATGGGTGTAGGAAATTGGGTTTGGGATCATTTCGATAGTATTAGTGGAATTTCTTTTCTTCCTTTTAGTGAGCATACATACAGACAAGCACCGTATCAAGATTGTACTGAAGAAGAATATAAAACCGCATTAAAAGGTATGCCAAGTAATGTTGATTGGTCTCAATTATCACAACATGAAAAAAAGGACTTTACTTCAGGCTCACAAGAATTGGCTTGTGCCGCACCTGATGGTGGTTGTGAAGTGGTGGATATATAATGCAAGTATTATCAGATGCTTTATCAGAAAAGGATGAATTGTTTCAAACAATGAGACATTATGAAGAACTTTTAAATGAGGAACTTATAGTGCCCTCTCATCTATATAATGCGGTAAAGATTAAAGAACTACGAGAAAAATTTCATTATTATAAGGCTGAATACAATGGATATGTCAATGGTCCCAGAACACTATGCGGTTAATCTCTTAGCAACAATTATGGATGAAATTGAGGATGAGATGGGTAGGGTTGGTGCTTTACGAGAAAAAGTAAGAAAAAATCCTAAGCCTGATATTAATCTTATAGTGATGCCAGAAAGATTGAAATGTTATTCTGATGGGTTAAAACATTGTTATACACTATTAGGTAAATATAGAGACATGGAAAGAGTCGAAAAAGATGAGTGAAGTGGAACAAGAATATAGTTGCCACGAATGTGGAGATTCATTTATATTGATATGGAATGATAATAGTAATCCGGAGCATTGTGCCTTTTGTGGAGCATTTATAGAAACACCTGAAGACGATGAAGATAATTGGGATTGATTATTCATTAACCAGTCCTGCAGTTACGGTATTCAATGGAAATAACGATTGGGATAGTGATGGGTGTAGTATTACTTATCATTGCCTGGCAAATAGTCAACGACAACGACAAAAATGGTCCGAGAGGGACTTAAAGAATATAGAAATTTCAGTCTACGAAGAATGGTCTACAGATTTGGAACGATATCATTTCTTAGCAGATTGGGTAATAAATAGTTGTATAACTGGTATGAATCCTGTGAGACCGAAAGCATATATTGAAGATTATGCTTTTGCCGCAACCGGAAGAGTTTTTCATATTGCGGAGAATATGGCGATATTGAAAGACACTCTTAGAAAATGGGGTATATCATATGAGATGATACCTCCAAC